AGAGTATAAAAGAGAAAGTGAAACAACTTATTTTTTTGTAATTTTGTAACTCCCCTCAAAGAGAACAAACACCATGAGGGGTGGGCAACCCGTTTTTTTTTATGGTAAAAAACAACAATATATATTAATGAGAACTAGACTCATACATTACCCTGTTCTTTACATTAATATGAAAAAAGACATAAAAAGAAAATTTTACCTTGAAAGTGATCTTAAAAATCTAGGTATGAAATATACTAGAATAGAAGCTGTTGAAGGTAAAAGACTCTATGATGATAAATATCAAAATGAAATCTCTAGCATGCTTAATGTAAGTCCTGAAATGATGAACCCTCAATTTTGGCTAAGCCGTAAAAACTTTAAGACTATGTGTTCAAATCCCGATATTACTTTAGCAAGAGTAGGTTGTTATCTTAGTCATCTAAAGTCTATAAAATATGCTATTGACAATGATTATGAAGCGGTCTACATTATGGAAGATGATTGTAAACCCTTATCTAACTTCTATGATCGATTTACCCTTCCTCAAAATTCTGATATTCTTTATACAGGAGGTTATTTTGCTAGAGGAGACAAGTTTAATCCCTCTCTTCCTGATCCAGTAATTAAAATTGATAATGAGAATTTTAAACTCTGGGGTTGTTATAGTTATATACTACCTAGTAAACAAGCAATCAAAGATGTTTACAATGTAATCTCTAGTGTCTTCTTACAAGGTCCTGGAAAAGATATTCATAGAGATTGGAGAACAGGAAAGATAAGACTAAGAGCTACAAACATAGATACAATGTATATAAATTTCTTTCAAAGATTTGGTAAATGTCATGTATTAAATCCAGTAAAAACTATGCCAAGAGTATTTGATACAAACATAGTAGATAACCGAAAAAGATATGGATTGTCTACATTCCTCAATAGTAAAGATAGAGAAATGCTTGAAGAATTATAAAGTGGTGTGGTAGCTAACCACTTAATAATTGGGAATATAATATACAGACAGAAATGAAATTAGAAAAAGATGAATTACAACAACACAAAATAAAAATATAAAAGTTAGACAAGTTGAAACAAACAAAGTATGGAAGCATATTTAATCAGATATAATGTCAAGATGGGTGTAAATTTTAAAGCACGGGCACGCCCGCATACCTATATGTTGAGTTATCTTTAAGTCATTATAAAATTTGATCAAAAGAATTTATTATTTTTTTGATAATATTAATATAAAAACAAAAAATGCCTGCCTACATGAATAAGAGCAAAACAGACTCATGGGGGACACCTAAGGATTTATATAAAAACCTTAATAATGAGTTCCACTTTGACGAGTTCGATCCTTGTCCACTAACAGATGATCCAACATTCAATGGTCTTCAAATGGAATGGGCACAAACTACCTTTGTTAATCCCCCATATAGTAATCTTAAATCTACAAAAAAGAGTGGTATCGGATGGATTGAGAAGGCACATCTTGAAGCTCAAAAAGGCAAGACTATAGTTTTACTCATACCCGCACGAACTGATACAACTTGGTTTCATGATATTATTTTGGCAAATAATTACCAGGTTCGATTTATCAAGGGTAGAACAAAGTTTATAAATAAAGAAACTGGGAAAGTTGAAGGAACCGCCCCCTTCCCTACTATGATAGTAATTATGAAATCTTAAAATGAAGCTGAGCCTACAGCTGTAGCTGTTTGCTGAACTATACCTCCAGTAATTGCTGAGTGATGATTAGAATTTAATGATTGAATTGCTTGATTATGATCGGCAACAGCAGAGTTGTAGGCTGTTTGGGCAGCTTGCTCTTGTTCTTTTGCTTTTTTCTTTGCTTTATGTTTTTCCTTCTTTTCTTTTTTCTTATCAACAGCATCCATGATAGGAGCAATAGAAGCACCTCCGATTAGGAGACCAGCTCCAATAATATCAGCAAAAGGAATAGCCTGAAGAGCAAGTCCCGCAGCCTCAAGGGCACCCGCACCAGCTTCAACACCTGCCTCAGTCCCTACAGTAGCAGCTGTTTCGCCCGCAACTTCTCCACCAGCAGCAGCACCTTCACTCGCCGCAGCTCCACCAGCAGCACCAGCACCTGCTTCACTGCCTTCAACTCCTACTGTATCAATGGTTGCTAATCTTGAAGTATCAACTCCAACACCTGCTACACCAGGAGCAGTTGAAACAGCAGTTGATCCGGCAGCTTCAGTTCCAGCAGCTTCTGTAGTTCCTGTAATAGATGAAAAACCTTGGGCTGTGTTCTGAGCAGCAGTCCCGCTCATTTCAACTCCTACTGAGGTGCCGGCAGCTGGTCCAGATTCAATGGCTGTTCCGTAACCAAGAGAAGATAAATCTGTTGTTTCAGGGGCAGCCATACCTCCAACTGTTCCCTCTGCTACATCAACTGCTCCTGATTCAGATTCTAATCCTGTTGCTGCTCGTGATCCCATTTGTAAATTTGATCCTACATCTGCTCCAGCATCAGCTAATACAGATTCAGTAGCAGGAACTTGAGCCGTGGTTCCTAATGTCAATAGATTATCAGCTGTAATTGCTGCTGATGTATCAGCTGCTGCTGTAGTTCCTTCTGTAGCTGCTACTGTTGGAGCATCAACTAAAGCAGGTAAATCTGAATCAGCTTCAGCACCAGTCATAGTTACAGTTGAAAAGTCAGCAGCTCCTTCACCAGCACCTCTTGCCGCCATAGCACTTAATGCTGCTGATGTTCCTTCAGGGTCTAATCCAGCTGCTACAAGGTCTTCTGCTGTTATGCCTTCCCCAGCAGCCTCTTCACCGGCAGCTGCCTCTTCAGGATCATCAAAGATTGACATATCTGTTGGTGGTCTTGCTACTGTTGTGGCTGTTGCTGCGTCAGCTGTTGCTGTTCCTGCTTCTGTTCCAGCATCTACAGTTGTTGTAGTTGTTTCTGTGGCAGCATCTGCTGTTGTTTCTTCTCCACCTTCCTCGGCAGCTTCACTTTTACCAAAGATAGCATCTCTTGTTTTAGCAGCTAATTCAAAAGCTTTAGCTCTTCCCAAAATTAATGTTCCAGCACTTGTGGCACCAGCGGCATAGTCCCCGTTTTGAATCGCTTCACCTAGTGATTTGGCTTCAGCTGCTTGTTCTCTTGCTGATTGGTTAAGTTGACTTCCTACCATCTTTTGTGTTAGGGTATCATAATCAGCTTGTTGAATACCTTGAATAGCATCAATAGCATTATAAATTGTATAGTCGTCCATATTGATTGCGGAATTCGCATCCTCAATATAAGATAGGTAATCCATTATATATATTTAAAATAAATTAAATAAATATAATTTTTTCAAATTATCTAAACAATGTTACACCACTTGGAGTAATCTTAATGATATTCTCTGAATAGAGATAGTGATTTACAGTCATTGTTTGACTAATAGCTGTTCCTGAAGTTGCCTCAATAGTTAGAGACAAGTTTTGATTTTGAACATTAAATGTTGAATTGAGAGTTCCTAATGGACGTCCAACGAAAAAGACTTTTCTTTTATATCCATCTCTGTAAGCATCAAATGATCTCAATTTATCTAATGAATATTCAAAGGAGTCCTTTTGTGAAGATAGTAATTCTTGACTCAAACTCGGTCTTTCGGGAGAAGCATCTAATCCTGCTTGAACCCGAGTTGTATCAACACCTAGTGAAGGATGTCTTACACCTGAGTAAGTGTAAAAATATTTAGTTAAATGTAAAGGTCTTAGTAAATTACAATTTGTAAATGTGCTTAAGCTTGTTGATCCAGGAGCTGTAGGAACACTAAGGATACTTCTAGCTCTGGTATTTACATATGGTAAATTCATTTGAACAACAGCCTCTCCGTTAAGAACATTTGTTCTAAGAGTTTCAAAAACATTCATAGAAAAGTCCATACCATCCCCGCTTTGGATGGCAGACATCATCGCAGAAATGTAAGCAGGAGGAGGGGTAACAACGGTGACATCCATTGAAACATTGTTCATTGTATATTGGACCTCTTCATTTACAACTGTCTTAATTGTATCCCCATCCGCAATAACTCCACCAGCAGGGATTGCTGTTGTAGGATCAAAAGCAGATGTTAATTCTAGTTGGATACAAGCCTCTTGAGCAATGGTTGGAAGAGTGGTTGTTGGAGGATAAGCACCAGCTGACGAAAATGTAGCTCTACGATTAAATACAGCAGTAAGAGCATCAGCTTTAATTGATTTAATTTTTGAACCAGCATTAATAAATTGATTTGGGGATAATCCTTGGGTTTCCATTTGAACAGTTGTTCCAGCAAGGAATGGTTGTGAATTAAGATCAAATGGATTACCATTATAGGGTGTTTTCCATTTGATAGGAATCTTTGTAAATGGTTGATTACCCATGGCATTTGTTGTGTCACCCGATGATTGTGTACAAAGGGGACAAGCAGCTGCCGCACCAGCAGCAATTGTTCCAGGAGCTGGGATTTTACAAAAGTTAATAAAGAAGTTAGCACTTGGTCCAGGTGTAAATGTTGAGCCACCGGTGTTTGTTACTGTTAAGGTATTGAAAGGAGGAACATTAAAAGAAGCTGTAAGGGGCAGGGTAAGACCGCCAGTAAGAGCAGCAATTTCCGCAGTCAATTGAGCAGGAGTTTTGATACCAGGAGTCAAAATTGCTAAATCATTACCAGCAACTGTGCCATCACATACAATATCATTAAATCCTTCTTGAATTTTGATTAACTCAGCATTAAGGTCATCACCAAGAGGAGTAGCAAAGAAATAATCAGCTAATTTTGTATCTTCTTGAATATCATTGGAATGAAGAATTGAAAAGTGACTACAGGGGTTTAGTAAGAAACGGATGTTAAGTCCACCAATAGAACTTAGAGGAATAATGCGATTGTTTGATCTGCCGCCAGCTCCAATGAGGGCTGAGAGACGGATAGGTAAAAGAATCTTTTGTGTTTGAAACTCGTGAGCTTCACCATCAGTAGCTGTAATATCATTACCATTATTTGTTAGGGAAGGTGTAACAGATGGATTAACAAATCCTGTAGGGTTTTCATCATCACGGCAATAAGCCTCTGTTAGTTGTCTCATGTTAAACTCTCCATCTTGAACTTGTTTATCAGCTCCATTGTCATGAGAATATAAGACACCTTGTAATACGTCATAATCAAGGATTTGTTCTAAGACTGTTCCATCCATAGCTGTAATATCAATTTGTCTGATCATACCAGCTAAACCTGTTGAAGCCTGAGGGCGAACATTTTGAACTTCAGTTCCACTAGGAACCTTATATGAAAACTCAAAATTTAATACTGTATCTTCAGCATTGATAAATCCTAATGTTCCTGGAAGGGCAAACTCAACAATAGGTGTTGAGGAAGCAGTTGATTCGAAGTTCAAACCATTTTTTGATACCACGGAGATTACGGTCTGTGGTAGGTATTGTTTGTCAGAAGCACTGAATACGTCCATTTTATATATGTACTCAAGATTATTTTATTTTTATTTTTTCTTAAGATAAAAACAAAAAAAATTTGATTGAAATTATTACTTAAAGATTTTCTTATATCTATAGATATACAAATGACAGAAAAAGAATTGTTTGATAAAGTGATATGGCAAATTAAACAAGATAATGAACTAGAACATGCTCTTAACGCAAATCCTCACCTTGTTAACACTACATTAAAAAATTATGACCAAAATTATAGAAAATTTATGAAGAAATATGATGGGAAAATCACAGACAAAGAAGATGATTCTGACCTAGTCAAAATCCTCCAAGAGTTTGATTGTGCTCCTAAAACAAAAAATAATATGGTCAATGTATTACTCTTGATTAGACGACATTTCAAACTCCCAGTTGATAACATTTTACATTATCGTGGGTATAAAAAAAATGGGAAATACGTGGGAGGGGAATTGATTACACAGTGTCACCAAGGCAAGATTCAAAAAAAGATTGAAACTGACAAGGATTTACCATCAAAGAAAGAATTAATCACATATTGTAATACTCTATATAAACAAAATAAGTTAAATGAATATATTATTAATTATATTCTTATTTACTATGGTGTAAGAAATAAAGACCTGGATATGGAAATTACATGTAATTCAGGTGTTATATCCCATATAAATAAATATGTAAAACATTTTACTGGTAATTATCTATATCTTACTGACTCTTACATAACATTAGTTATTAATCAGTATAAAACAGCAAGCAGCTATGGACGTAAAACTATAAGGATTAAAAGTAAAAAAATGGTAAAAGCTGCTTGGGAACTTTGGTATGATGGGCAGAAAAAACTATTAGTGAATCCCATAAGTAAAACACCAGCAACAGCTGAAGGTATAGGTAGAATAGTTAAGGAAGCGTCCTATAACAAGATAGGAGAAGGACGCATCTTTAAGGCTCTCATAGGAGATATATTTAAGAATACCAAAGATTTGGAAGAACGTCGTAAACTTCTTGAACACTATAGTAGATCAAGAGGCACTGAAGTCCAGAATATTCTTAAATGCTATGCCACTGACATCCCTATATAATTAGGTAATTAAATATTTTTTTCTTAAGAATATTGATTTACCATGACTTGTCCGGTTCTTGATACAGCAAGTTCACGTTTGTAACCAATGAAGTATTGTTGATTACAGCCTGTAGATAAAGGTCCATTTTCAACATCTGTAACATATTTTACAAAAGCTCTAATCGCTGAATTACCATTCTTCATCTCTTGACCCATTTGATCCTTGAGATATACACCTTGGATATTAAGAGCGTCAACGTTACCAGTTGCCATAGGTGTGCCGTTAAAGAACTGGGTATCAATAAGTGGTTCGAGAGATAGTTTGATGTCACAACCATAAACAGGTCTTGGAATAGCTGGGTTAATGTAATCATAGACATTTGAGGCACGATCATATTGAACTGGTAATTTAGCATCATTGTTAGGGTATAAATTAACATCATTAATGGAATAATTAATTTGTTTAGAAGAATATTCAGGAGTTGATGAATGATATTTACCAAAAATTGTTGGAATACCTACTCCTGTTAAATCACCAGCTTGTTCAGTGACCTTGATATTACATAGTTTATAATTATTTGAACCCAGTTGTCTATTGACTTCTTTCTCTTGGTCAGTGCCTCCAAACTCGGCTGATGTAATTGAAAAGAGTTGAACAGCATAGTCTTCAAAGGGGAAAGCAATGCCTCCATTCTTTTCACTATGGTCCTCGATTCGAGCCATAACTTCAGGATTATCAAAAACAAGATGGTCAGTTACCAAGAAAAGACCTTGATTCGAAATACCAGAACCATTTTTATAAGCTCGGGCATCTGGTGATACATATTTAGTTCCATTATCTACAAGTGGAACAAGGACATCTCCTGATACAACGTCTTTTTCAAATTCAATTTCAATGTAGATTCTTTCCATGATTTGAACAGGAAGTTGATGTGAGTATAGAAGAGGAAATAATTCTGTAAGACTAACTCTGAATTGTTGTAAAAATGTTCCAGTAGCATCTTTGTAAAGTTGTAATACTTGAGGTTTTGACCAGGTCAATGAATCATTGACATCAGAGCCTGTGTTGTTTGCTGTGTAAAAAATAGGTTCACCAGCAACTCTAAGTTTGTTTTGGACAGCAGCAGGTGTTGCCGCATTATCAAGATGTCCTGTTCCATTGTAAACATAGGATAAAAAGGAACCGTCCATGTATGGGGCAACAAAACGGTTATATTCTGAAGTTCTAAATGGTTTTTCAAAAACTTGTTTTTTATTGTAATCTCTTTGATCACAGATGATACGACCACTTTGGGTTATAAGTCTAGCTCTTTTGATAGCTGAATGACAGCCTACAGCAAGAGGAAATGAGGCACCTTCGAATGCTGGTGGAACTACAAATTCAACATACGCACTGCCTGAGTTCATGATACCAGCATCAGGAACTTGAAATCTTACTAAATTACCAGCAAGGTAGGATACTGGTTGTGTTTTGTAATTGTAGAGCGTCGCTGAATGGGGTTGGCTCATTGGTTGAAACTTAAGTTCTTCTGGCAAATTCATTATATATATACTTTATAATATAAATATAATAAATTTTTTCTTCAAAATATTTTAATTCATAACAGCAACTCCATTTTCGTCAAACATAATCATTGTTTTAGCCAATACAAAGGCATACATCGCATTTGTCCTAGCATCATCTAGGTCGCATTCAACATTGAGTGTAAGTGGTTTACCATCGAAATCAGCCCCAGTCATAGAACTGAAGAAGTCATATCCTACACCATAGACTTGATTGAGTTTATTTGAAGATCTTACTTGATTAGCTAATGTATATTTGAAATCACTAGCACCAAGGGCAAATCTTACATCATTGGTTAAGCCATTTACAGCAAGTTTGGGAGTTGTTCTTGTGTGAACATTCTTAAGTGCTTGAAGATAGTATTTATTAAGTTCACATTCTAAAGATTTGTCTACTACATCAATGGGGAACATCAATGGGAACTCGACCCCTGATCTCATAAATCGGACCTTTGTAAATTGTTTGGTTTCATTGTTATCATCAATTACTCTTGTTGATTGATATTCATTTAGAGCTAAGTTATTGACAGAACTTGTTGGAGTAAATTTGAATAAAACAGAGACCAATTCCTTAATACCAAGATTGAATTGAGCATTAGTTTGAGACGCTTGAAGAACGGAAAAGAGTGATGTAAAGGTATTACATTGTAAAACACCTTTCTTTTGATTCATAAGAGCCATTTTTTCTTCAGCATTGGGACTGTATGTGCTACATTCAAGTTTTAGATCAAAAAGTTCATATTTAATTCTAGCAAGTTCATCAGGATTAGCAGATGTTTCAGTAGAGAAAAATACAGCATTATCAGCTTGTAATTCAAGAGTAATTGTAATACCATTTAAATTACTTAAAGGTAATTTTTGTCCGCTAGCCATTGTAAGACCAGTGTAAAGAGGTGTTGAAAAGCGAATACCATTAGCTTTACCTGAACCACCCGATCCAATAGCTTTGAAATAGGCAGCATTTTGAATAATAAATTCACTACTGTAGGGGGTATTTTGTGTAGATAAATTACCGATTTGTAGATCATTTTGATAATTTGATGTTTGATTAAGAGCTGGTAAAATACATTGAAGTAATTGTCCATAATTTTGGATTTTTTCTATACTTTGTCTGTTTCCACCAGTGCTTGAAAATTCAACACTTCTAAAGATAGCATTTACTCCCAAATATTGATCAATAAAGATTTTTTCATATTCTGGAGAAGCACTGCCTGGTTGAGCCATTGACTTATTATTTACGAATCTTAGGGAACCTGTGATTCTGATTGAAGAAGGGTCAAGTAAGACAGGAGCATTAGGAAGTTGAAATTGAATAATGTTATTCCCAGCAAAGGAATATGAATTGTTGGATGGGTTATTTGAAGGAGGGATTACAAGATTTTGTAAGCCATTTCCTAAACCAGTGATTTGTTCTACTGTTGTCATATAACATTAACACATATTATCTTTTTTGGATTTTGTCTTTAAATGTTCTTTTTCTGGAGGGTGTTCGGTAATTAATTGGTCATTTGATCTCAATAAATTATTTACATCTACATCTGGTGGTTCTTCTATTAACCATTTTCCTTGATATATTGGCGTTTCAAATCTATTGTATACAATAGGAGGGTTTTCTCTTAAATTTATTGACATAAAACTATAAGGTTGATCATAGATAGTATAGACATAAAGTTTCATAAAATTACCATTCAAAAAACCATCAAGTTCATCTGCCATATCCCTAATTGTTTTTGTATTAGGAATCTTCATTACTACAATACAACCTGTATTTCCTCTAATCATTGGAGGTAAAGCCTTATAATATTGCGAAACATATACTAAATATCCAATGTTATAATGACGAAACTTAGTAGCAAGATGTGTTGCTCCACTTCCTTTACCTCTAGGTTTTATATATTGTAGAGCATCATCAAAAATTAACATGATCCTGGACCTATCCTCCTTGGGAGTCTCCATTTGAAAATCTAGCAATGCTTGTAGGTATTCATCAGAATAATCTGAAACAATTTCAACATCATCATCTTCTACAATGTGTCTAAAAGTATCATCATTCATTGCTGTTGGAGATATTAGGACTACTTTATCCATTCGTCCTCGAAAAAAATCATCATTTTCTATCATGTTAGCAAGTAATACAGATTTACCAGCTTTGAAAGCTCCATAGATAGTAATTACTGTAGGTTGTTTGGGAAGATGTGGATGTAAACCTTCATTTACATCTATGTCATTATCAGGGGGTTTGACGGGTAAGACAATAGGTAGATTCATTATAATATATTACATGATATTATTAATACCATTTGTTTCTCCGAACATTAGGATACATTAAATTATGAACTGTATTTTTCTGTTTTTGCTCTTTTGCCTCCTTTTCTTGCTTTATTCTTTGTTCCTCTCTAATCTTTGCCGCACGATTTAACATAACTTGATGTTGTTGGGCTAAAGCATTTTTTACTATTCCTTCTACTTCTGTTCTTTTTATAAAATTACTCATATCAGGTTGCTGATAAACATATTGTGGAGGTGGAGGTGTCTGAATATTATGAATAGGAATATTTTGTTGAGGTATACTAGATGTGGGGATTCCTTGCGTTGGTTGTGGTTGCTGAGTTTGTCTCACTGTATGCGTTTGTCCAGCTGTGTCTGTATTTACTTGACTAGAGGCAGGCATTTTTTCTGCTAATTTTTCTAATCTTTTTGCGTTAGCCTTTTCTCTCATTCTTTGTAAATGATCTAATTGTTTCTGAGATACCTGTTTCTTCTTCTTAGGAGGAGCCTCTTCCTTTGCCTCAGCAGGTTCCTGGAATGTTACTTTTTTTTCAGCTGGAGGAGGGGCTGGGGCTTTTACTTCAGGAGCTGGAGCTTCAGGTTTTACAAAGATTTGTTCTTTTGTAGGTTTGGGAGCAGGAGGTTCTGGTTGAGGGGCTGGTTCAGGCAACTTTGGGAACTTGGACATATCCATTTATATTATAAACAATATTATTTTTTTAATATTTTTTATAAAATCAATTAAATTATTTCTTACATCATTCTAATTGCTCGTTCATTTCTTTTAG